CACATCCATGGCGATCATGTCGATCCCACTTTACCGAGCATCATGCGCCACTACGATTATCGTGGTGGCGTTTATCCGTCGAACCCTGCAGGGTGGGTGTTCCCTTCGATTCCAGGTCTTTCAGACTTGGACTCGACTGGGGCTTCACTTATCTCACAGGTAAAACCGACGAATAACGTCGCTAACCTTGCTGTGGACTTGGCTGAAGCCAAGACACAGGGACTTCCCCATTTATGGGGTGTCCAATCCTGGGAAAATAGAACGAACCTTGCAAAAGCTGCAGGTTCGGAATATTTGAACCAGGAATTTGGTTGGCTCCCGCTTGTGAGCGACATACGTGACGCAAGTTACGCTGCCGCTAATGCCCATACCATTGTTCAATCGTATGAGCGGAACTCACACAAGCTGGTACGACGGAGGCTGGAACTGCCCGTTGAGATGAGCGAGTCGTGGCAAATACTTGGTTCCGGTCGTCCGTACTTTAAACGTACGGACTCCGACAACACTTGTATTGTCGACGCCTCGACTCCTACAGGACTGTTGCTCCAATGCGACCGCGTCTATAAAAAGACGTGGTTCTCTGGTGCCTTCACATATCACCTTCCAGTCGGCTGGGGAAGCCGATTTGGTTTGGTGGATGCGGCGGCTAAAGCTGGACCCCTTCTTGGGATCGAGCTAACGCCAGAGGTCGTATGGAACGCGGTTCCGTGGACGTGGGCCCTCGACTGGGTGTCGAATATGGGAGATATTATCTCCAATACTTCTGACATGATAGTCGATGGGTTGGTGTTGAAGTATGGGTACGCGATGGAACATAAAGTTACATCTCGTACCTACTACCATACTGGTTACAACTCCTATAAAGGAGAAGTAACCGTCTCTCCTGTGACTCTCTTCATTGAGACGAAGAGGCGCAAGAGAGCAACACCATTTGGTTTCGGGCTGGATTGGAGTTCGTTTACTCCACGCCAACTCGCCATCACTGCTGCACTTGGTTTAACCAGGTTCAGTTGAGATGGTTGTCCGTGCCTAGCCACAAGGGCTAGGTGCAAACCTAGTCCTAGGAGTGATGCCTAATGGCATTTACCGATCCAATCGCACTGACGATTAACGCCGTACCGTACACCCTACCGAAAACATCGGTAGATGGTGACGATACGACGTATCAAACGTCAGATGGGCTTATTGTGGTTAAGGCTTCGCATACTTATGCGAAGCGTAACCGCCATCTGCTCAGGATCGACCATTCCAAAATCACCGCGGATCCGTTTATTCCGGCGGAGAACGTCAAGGTAGGTAGCTCTTGCTATCTAGTCTTTGACGCTCCTACCGCTGGTTACACGGCCACGGAGCTGTTGCAGATTTACCAGGGCTTTAAGACCTGGTTTACTGCCAGCTCGGATGCGGTCATCACCAAGCTTCTTGGTGGTGAATCGTAGGGGACTCGGTATACATGTCACCTTCGAACAGTATTCGTCGATGGCCTCGAGGTCCTCTGTCAACAGAGGAACTTCGGACCAGTCGCGAACTGAAAGAAGAGGAACTGTATACCAAGAGGCTCTCGCGGCGGCTACTGGAGCTCCTAGCGGAGCATCCCGACATCAGCCCAGAAGCAAGCTCAAGAATCGTAAGGTTCTTGCGCTCGCACTACTGAGTCTGATTCAGGGATTAGTAGTCGTTGTGAATGAGATCTTCGATGTTATCGGAGCTCTCCACTTCACTTAACAGCAAGAGTCTGTCTTGGAATACCAAGGCACCTCATGGTTACCTTCCTTTGAAGATAGTCCTTAACTTGTTACCCATACTGGGTAGCAGGACTATGTATAGGATTATGCATCCTATACCTGGAAGGTAGAGATCCATTAGGCTATGGATAGATTACCTCTATTTAAGGAGGGTCTATGAAAAGCCTGATGTCACTCTGGTCGGCGATGGCTGATGATTTAGCCATCGTCTGCTGCACCAGCGCCACTCTTGACAAGAAAACGGTCAAGAGGAGAGTCGAATGCGAGGGGTTATCGTTTCTTACGATAACCCTGCCTGATCTCGGAAAAGCCATCCAAAAATGGCTTGACCAAGGTCACGCGACATTCCATCCCTCGTTTTACTATCGACGAGGGAGAAGTCTCCCTGAATTTCTTCAGGGTTTCTTCGGTCGCGTATTCGACCCTGTATCTGGCGTGTTGCTTGATGAACCAGACATCGATGCAATCTTCGCGTTAAGACAGTTAACTCTGTCTTTCGGGAAGATCCTGGAGCCCTGTAGTTCTATCAGGGTACAGGAAGCGATGTCTGATTTCGTCAAGTGTGAGCGAGAAGTCCGGG